AAAGATATGCATTTTTATTACATAAAAAGAATACAAGATGTTGGTGATTATACTAATGCAACTGATGTTCCATTTAGGTTTGTGCCTTGTATGGTATCAGGATTAGCATATTACCTATCTATGAAGTATCAACCAGCATTAATTCAACAAACAAAATTGGTTTACGAGGATGAGTTTGCAAGAGCATTAGCGGAAGATGGCTCTGCATCTAGCACACACATTACACCTAAAGCATACTATCCAGGAGCATAATGGCAAAATACGCAACAGGTAAATACGCAAGAGCAATATCAGACAGATCTGGTATGGAGTTTCCATACAAAGAAATGGTTAGAGAATGGAACGGTGCTTTTGTTCATGTATCCGAATTTGAACCTAAACAACCACAATTAGAACCAAAGCCTATGAATGGTGATTCTATATCTTTAAGACATGTAAGACCAGATAGAACAGAACCAGCTGTTGCTGCCATGTTAGGGAATAATCCTTTTTCTACAACAGCTTCGTCTGGAACAGTTACAGTTACAGAAATAAATCACGGAAGATCTACTGGAGATACTGTAAGATTTAGAAATGTTCAAGGAAGTCCTGGTGGAGTGCCTTTTTCTACCTATGAAAATTCTTCTGGATTTAGTATAACTGTAACTACAACAAATAAATACACTTTTAGTTTGGGAACAAATGCTAGTGTAACAGAAGAAGGAGGAGGACCAACTGTGTCTGCTGGACCAGTTACGATATCATCATGATTAAAAAAATAAAAAATTTTATTTGTAAATTATTTAGAATTAAACAATGTGAATGTCCAACTGATATGGATCCACATGAGGAATTATATTTACACACACCAAAATCAGATGTTCCAATACATGTAGAGGAAACAGCGAAACAAAAAAAAATTCGTGAAAAACACAAAGGAGATAAATAATGGCTGGATTAAGTGCATCAGGATTAAAAACACAAATTAGAAGTTATACTGAAACAGATTCTAACGTTTTATCAGACTCTGTTTTAGAAAACATTATTTTAAATGCACAATATAGAATATTTAGAGATGTGCCTATTGATGCAGATAGAAAACAACAAATAGGTAATTTGGTTACAGGTCAAGAAACAATAAATGCTCCAGCAGGATGTGTGTTTATTAGAGGCATACAGGTTTATGATTCAACATCGACTACAACCGGAGCTAATACATGGTTAGAAAAAAAAGATATTACATACTTACAAGAATATATATCTTCGACGGAGTCAGCTAAAAGAGGGCAGCCTAAATATTATGCCATGTTTGGTGGTGCTACAGGGGAGTCAGATACTACATCTGGAAGAATGATGTTTGCTCCAGTTCCTGACACAACATATAAATTTAGGGTTCATTTTAATGCTGCGCCCGCATTATTAGAAAACGACGATACTAATTACATTAGTCTTAACTTTCCAAATGGCCTATTATATTGCTGTCTATCGGAGGCATATGGTTTTTTAAAAGGCCCAATAGATATGTTGACACTTTACGAAAATAAGTATAAACAAGAGGTACAAAAGTTTGCTAATGAGCAAGTTGGTAGAAGACGAAGAGATGACTACACAGATGGCACTGTTCGAATACCAGTAAACTCAGCAAACCCATAGGAGATAAAACATGGCAATAACATCGGCAATTTGTAATAGTTTTAAACAAGAGATTTTAGTTGGAACACATAACTTCACTGCATCGTCAGGAAATACTTTTAAAATAGCTTTATTTACTAGTTCAGCATCTTTAGGTGCGAGTACAACTGCTTATTCAACATCAAATGAAATTTCAAACACATCTGGATCTGCATACTCTGCGGGCGGTGCTACTTTAACAAGTGTAACTCCAACTTTAGATTCATCAACTGCAGTTTGTGATTTTTCAGATGTAAGTTTTACCTCTGCAACTTTTACAGCGAATGGTGCTTTAATTTATAACTCGTCACAATCAGACAAAGCTGTTGCAGTAATAGCTTTTGGTGGTGATAAAACTGTAACTAGCGGAACTTTCACAATTCAATTTCCAACAGCAGACGCATCTAACGCAATCATAAGAATAGCGTAAAGGAGAACAACGGATGTCCGTTGACAGAACATTCACAGTCACGGTCGTAAGCACCGGTTCTGGAAATAAATATTTTATTGATGGTGTTCAACAAGCAACAATAAATTTAGTTGAAGGTGGAACGTTTAGATTTGATCAATCAGATAGTTCAAACAGTGGTCACCCATTAAGACTTTCTACAACATCAGGCGGCACACACTCTGGAGGTAGTGAGTATACCACAGGGGTCACAACTAATGGCACTCCAGGAAGTTCAGGAGCTTATACGCAAATAGAAGTAGCAGCCTCAGCTCCAACTTTATATTATTATTGTAGTATTCACTCTGGAATGGGTGGACAAGCGAACACTTTAGATGCAGATGTTTGGGGTGCTGGAAATTGGAGTGCAAACCTTTGGGGTATAAGTGAAGCTTTTACAACTGGTTGGGGTGCAAAATCATGGGACTCATCAGGTTCGTGGGGAGACATGGGGGATGAAACAATTTTCCCAACAGGTCTTTCGTTAACTTCATCTATTGGATCAGTTACTGTATCTACAGAAATAAATACTGGATGGGGTAGAGCCGCTTGGAATGACGATGCTTGGGGTATTCAAGGAGATATATTATTAACAGGTCAATCCGCAACAGCTTCTGTTGGATCAATTACACCTGCAGATGTAATGGGATTAACAGGGGTATCAGCAACTGGTAGTGTTGGATCACCAACAATTATAGGAGACATAACTACAGCGTTAACAGGAGTATCTGCAACATCCAGTATTGGATCAATTTCTCCTGCTGATGTAATGGGTCTAACTGGTCGATCAATGACATCTAGCGTTGGATCAATTTCTCCTGCTGATGTAATGGGATTAACAGGTCAATCTGCAACTTCAAGCCTTGGATCAATTACAACAAGTGGAAGCCCTGTTATAGATTTAACAGGAGTATCTGCAACATCCAGTGTTGGATCAATTACACCTGCAGATGTAATGGGATTAACAGGAGTATCAGCAACTGGTAGTGTTGGAGCAATTACTCCTGCTGATGTAATGGGATTAACAGGTCAATCAATGACATCCTCTGTAGCAGGTTTTGGCACCGCCACAGGTTTTGGAATTCAAGCATATCAGGCTATTGACACAGGTTCTAATACATCGTATACAGATGTAGCAGCATAGTAGGAGATAAAAATTATGGCATCAACATACACAGGACTAGGGGTAGAACTTCAAGCAACTGGTGAAAACGCTGGTACATGGGGGACAAAAACTAACACTAATTTACAAATTATTGAACAAATTTCCGGTGGATTTACTCAACAATCAATAGCTGGTGGAGCACAAACAACGACTTTATCTGTATCTGATGGATCAACTGGTGCAACTCTTGCACACAGAATGATAGAATTTACAGGTACAATTACAGGAAATCAAATTGTTACAATACCATTAGACGTTCAAACATTTTATTTTTTAAAAAATTCAACTTCAGGATCTTACACAGTTCAATTTAAATATGTGTCAGGATCAGGTGATTCATTTACTTTTGGTGCTTCTGATAAGGGAACAAAAATAGTATTTGCTTCTGCAAATGATGGCACAAACCCTGACATTATTGATATTGGAATGGGTGATGTAACACTTACAGGAACTCAAACTTTAACAAATAAAACTTTAACTTCTCCTAAAATAGGAACTTCAGTTTTAGATACTAATGGAAATGAGTTAGCTAAAGTTACAGCTACAAGTTCTGCAGTTAATGAGTTTACTATAGCAAACGCTGCCACAGGGAACGATCCAACATTATCTGCAACAGGTGATGATACAAACATAGACATAGCTATCGTACCAAAAGGATCTGGAGAAACTGTTTTTGGTACAGGTTCAGCTTCAGCAGCAATTACAACAAGTGGAACACAAGATTTAGTTTTAGATACAAACTCAGGCACTAACTCTGGTAATATTACAATTACAGATGGAGCAAACGGAAACATAACAATATCTCCAAATGGAACTGGAGTTGCTCAAGCGGTAGACGGAGGAGATAACACAGCAGCAATTAAAATAGCAGGAAAAGAAACTATTTGGATACCTGCTGTTGCGATGTATCCTAACACTACTAATGGTGCGGAGGCTAATCAAGTAGAATTATCCAATGGTCCAGAAATAAAAGTTTTAGATTTTGATAAAGATTCAGATGAAAATGCACAGTTTGCCGTTGCATTTCCTAAATCATGGAATGAAGGCACTGTAACTTTTCAAGCCTTCTTTACAGCTACTTCAACAGATACAGGAACTGTATCATGGGATCTAGCAGCAGTTGCTTTAGCGGATAATGGAGATTTAAATACTGCTTTTGGAACAGCAGTTGCACCAACAGCAAAGGCACACAGTGGAACATCAAACGATTTAGACGTTACAGCAGAAAGTGGAGCAGTTACTATAGCAGGTTCACCTAGCACAGATGAATATGTTTTCTTTCAAATAACTAGAGATGTATCAGACGATACTTTAAACGCTGATGCAAGACTGCTTGGAATTAAATTATTCTTTACTACTGACGCTGCTAACGACGTATAATAGGGCTAAAGTATGAGAGACTTAAAAAATAAACTTACGACAGGTAAGAGCACAAAAAATATATCAAATAAAAAATCAAAATCTTTTGGTTATCAAATTTTAGGATTTGGTTCTGGATCAGGAAAAGCTTTGGTTGCAGCAGATTATTTAGTTGTAGCTGGAGGAGCGACGGGAGGAAAACGTCACGGGGGTGGCGGCGGTGCGGGAGGCCATCGATCCTCTTATCCCGGTGGAACTCAAATAGAATTTGAATCTGGTGTAGCAATTACTGTTGGAGCAGGAGGAACTCATCCTGGAAGTAGACCAACGGGCGGCCAAAACACTGGAACTGACTCAGTTATTGACGGACTTATTACAAGCACAAGAGGTGGAGGTGGTATAGGATATGGTGCACACTCTCCATCCGACTATTTTGATGGAGGAAGTGGCGGAGGTGCAGGTCACGGAGGCCCTCAAGCCACAGGTGGAGATGGAAATAGTCCACCATTTAGTCCACCACAAGGAAATAATGGAGGAAATGCGCCATCGCTAAACGGCGGAGGCGGAGGCGGTGCAAATAGTGCCGGGAACCCCAACGGAGGAACTGGCGGCGGTGCTACATCTAATTCTATAACGGGATCTAGTGTGTCTCGAGCTGGCGGTGGCGGAGGAGCCGGATTTATCTCAGCGGGAAGTGGAAGCGGCGGCGGAGGCGGCGCCCAAAGTGGATCACCTGGAGGAGGTAATTCTTCAGCAGCAAGCGCAAATACAGGATCTGGATCGGGAGGAACTGGAGGGTCAGCTCCACCTGAATCTGAAGGCACACCTGGAAACGGTGGTTCAGGTATTGTAGTTATTAGAGTCCCTGCAGCCAATGACCCAGGAAGCTTAAGTATAGCTCCAGGAACAAATTCAATAAGTGATAGTGGTGGAGACAAAATTTGTACTTTCACAGTATCAGGGACATTAAGTTTTTAATTATGGCACACTTTGCAAAATTAAATGAAAATAACGAAGTTATAAAAGTTATTGTTGTAGGCGAGGAGGAGGTTTCTCATAATGGCGATCCTGCAGGAGAGGCCTACTGTACTAAATTATTTGGTGGAACATGGAAACAAACTTCCTATAATACAAGAAGAGGGGTTCATTATAATTCAGACGGAACTGCATCAGAGGATCAATCAAAAGCTTTTAGATGGAACTATGCAGGCATAGGATTTACTTATGATGAAAGCTTAGATTCTTTTATACCACCAAAACCTTATTCATCATGGACACTAGTTTCAAAAGAATGGGTAGCTCCAGTTGCAGAACCTACTTCATTTGTAGACGCCAGTGGTAATAACATAATGTATGATTGGAATGAAGATAATCAACAATGGATGGGAAATCCAATAGTTGATGGTTCTGTGGATTTAAATATAACATATACTTGGAATCCAAATACCTCTTCTTGGTCTTAATTTAATATATACAACTGTTAAAAAATAATGTATCTACTTATGTAGAATATAATGAAAGAATTAAAAGACATACATATTTATAGTGTTCCTAATTTTAAAAAATACAAAAGTAATTTAATAAAATTATTGGATAATACTAAAACTAATTCTTTAATTACAGACAAAGAAAAAATATCAAAAACAGACTTTAATTTAAAATTACAAGATAAAAAATACGTTAATTATTTTTTAAACAACATATCTAAAAATTTTTTAAAAGATCTTAGTATTAAATTAAATATTAGTAAATTTAGAATAAGTAAAATATGGTATCAAACTTACAAAAGAGGTGATTTTCACGATTGGCACGTTCATCCTGATTGTCACTTTACTAATGTTTTTTTTATTAATTTACCAAGTCTTAAATTAAAAACACAAATTATGGACATTAATAAAAATATCATTAAAACTAATATAAAAGAAGGAGATATTATTACTTTTCCTGCGTATTTAAACCATAGGTCAATTAAAAATATTTTTAAAAAAGATAAAATTATAATGTCATTTAACTTAGACATACTGGAGCATAGTTAATATGAAAGAAATAACAATAGTAGATGGTTTTTTTGATAATTTTAATATTATAAAAGATTCTTTTAAAAATATACCTTTATATAATTTAAAAGAATTTAAGAAAAAATTTAGTGAAAAAGCTAATTGGCCTGGTTATAGAAGCGATAATTTAATTAATGTAAATCCTTTTTTATATAATTTAATTTTAAAAGAGCTTTTTAATAAAGTAAAAACTAATTTTTTTGTTCCCGGTGCGAATATGGAAATGCGTGCTGTTATTCATTTAAGAACCTCTAATTCAGTTAAAGATTGGATTCATACAGACCCAGTTGATAAAACTTTATTGGTGTATCTATCGGAAACTAATTTAGATTCTGGAACTTGTTTGTATGAAGAAGATGATAGCCCCTCCACGATTGTAAAATTTGTTCAAAATAGGGCGGTTATGTTTGATGGTAAAATAAAGCACAGCACTTTACAGCAATACGGAAATAATGTAGAAAACGGTAGATTAACATTAAATTGTTTTTTCGAAAGAAAATAATGCTAGAGACAATAAAAGATAAATTTTATTTTTTTGAAAACGGTTTGTCACATAGATTTTGTGACAACGTTGTAAAACATGGTTTGTCTACAAAATTTAAACAAGCGGTTATAGGTGGTAAAAGTTTAAAACAAACGTCTAAAAAAGAATTAAATTTTTTAAAAGAAAACATTAGAAATTCTGATATAAATTGGCAAAATGAATTGTGGATATATAGAGAAATCAAACCTTTCATAGAATACGCTAATCAAAAAGCTGGTTGGAATTTTCAACATGATTGGATAGAGTCTTTACAATTTACAAAATATGAAAAGGGACAATACTATAATATACATGCAGATACTTTTTCTGAACCATTTAAAGATAAAAGACCAAACTTTAAAGGTAAGATTAGAAAATTATCTATAACATGTCAACTAACTGATCCTAATGATTATGAAGGTGGTGAATTAGTTTTTGTGATCCCACAAATAATAGATAATAAAATTAAGTTACAAGAAATTACTTGTAAACAATTTTTACCTAAAGGAACTGTTATTGTATTTCCCTCATTTGTATGGCATAAAATTAACCCAATAAAGAAAGGAGTAAGATATTCATTAGTCTCTTGGATTATTGGATATCCGTTTACATAAATGAAAGAAGATTATATCCATTGTAAAAAAGTTATTAACGATAAAATGTCTGATTTTTTATATCAATATTTATTATTAAAAAGACAAAGTTTTTTAACTTTACATAATAATCATTTAATATCTAAGTTTGATGAAGATAAGGGAAGATGGGGTGACGGACAAGTAGACAATAGTTTTTGTATTTATGGAGATACAGTTTTTGATTTACTCTTAGCAAATGTAAAACATGTTATGGAAAAACAAACAAAAGTTAAATTAATTGAAACTTATTCTTACGCAAGGGTTTATCACAAAGGAAATGAATTAAAAAAACATAGAGACAGAGCTAGTTGTAAAATATCAGCTACTATGAATTTAGGAGGGGATCCATGGAAAATATATTTAGAATTAAAAAACAAAAAAACAAAAGGGTTTTTATTAAATCCTGGTGACATGTTAATTTATAAAGGAGATAAACTTAAACATTGGAGAAAGCCTTTTGAAGGGATAGCTTGTGGTCAAGTTTTTTTACACTACAATGATGCATCAGATTTAACAAACAAATTTGATGGTAGACCACATTTAGGTTTACCAAAAGGTGTTCAAGCAGAAAAAAATTAAATATGGAAAAATCTAAAATAGAATTAGAAAAAGATATAGAAGACTTAAAAAATAAATTGGACATGGAGAGTCAAGTTAAAAAATCTGAGGTTCAATTAAATAAAGAATTAAAAGAATATAATAATAAATTAGAATTAATAATTAAAACACAGTCTGAAATAATTGAAAATTTTGCAACAAAAATTGTTAGACTTGAAATGGTTATAAAAAAATTAAATTCATAAATGGATGTTATTAATTTTAAAAGTGAGCCAAAGAAAACTCCGTTTGCGCCTGAGTGGAATTATTATTTAGCAGAGGAGATTATTAAAGACGTTGATTTTAAAAAATTATTTAAATTTTTAAAGTTAAAAGAAAACAAAGTTTTAAAATTAAAAACAACGACTGATGGATACACTGGTTTAGGACCAAACTCTACTACAGCAAAACATGGTCAATATAATGTGTTTAAATGGAAAAATAAAGAAATTGTAAAATTAAAGCAAAATATAATATTATTACACAATAATTTTCTTAATTATTTAAATATAAAATTAAATAAAACTGTCTATATAAATAGTTGGTTTAATGTGCTTAAAAAAAATCAATCTATAGCAAAACATTTACATGGCACAACTCCTGATTCTTATTTGTCTGGAAACATATGTATAAGTTGCGAGAATACATCTACCGTTTATTTAAATCCTATAAACCCAATAAATGATCCAATAACTTATGAAAGTAAAAATACTATGGGTAAAATAATTTTATTTCAATCTAACATACCACATTATACGACACCAAATAATTCAGACAAAGATAGAATGACACTTGCTTTTGATTTACTTTTATACAAACAAAAACACTCAATAGAGTTAATAAAATGAAAGAATACAGTAAATTAAATTCTTTATTAAAAGGAGATATTCACATTGAAACTAATTTTTTTGATGAAGAAATTTATAAATCTATTTTAGATAAAATATCTTCTATCAAAACAGTAAGCACTTTTCAACCATCCACTACAAAATATGGAAATAGAATGCAAGCTATGCCTTGTTACGAAAGTAAATTTAATTTTTACCAAAAATTTATTGTAAACAAAATACAAAAAATTTTAGAAATAAAAATAAATAAATATCATTGCACATATAGGAAAATAAAAACTGAAGAACTGAAACAGTCTCAATGCACAGGTCCCTATGGCTTTACTCACACAGATGGTAAAATAGGGAGGATTGATTTAGCAGCTATAATGCATTTTGATCAATCCTACGATGGAGGCACAGCTTTCTTTGAGTATCCTTGGGACAAAAAACCAGATATTTATGTGAGTGCTTATCCAAATAGACTTGTAATATACAATGGTAATAGGCTACATGCTCCAGCTTTTGATTACTCTTTTAAAGAAAGACACAGTTTAGCATTCTTTTTTAATACACAAAATGAAAAATAAAAAAATTATTATAGTTGGAGGTGGTAGTGCTGGGTGGATGACAGCGGCTACGTTAGAATCACAATTTTTAAATTGTGATATTTCTTTGATAGAGTCAAAAAACATATCAACAGTTGGTGTGGGTGAAAGCACACTTGGACAAATAACAGATTGGATGCGATTATTAAAAATTAAAGATGAGGACTTTATTAAACATGTGGATGGTAGTTATAAATTAAGCATTAAGTTTACAAATTTTTATAAAAAAGGAGAGGCATTTCATTATCCTTTTGGACAACCATCAATACTAGGTAACAAAGCAGAAAATAATGATTGGTGGTTTAAAAAAATATTATATCCTAACACACCTTACTCTGATTATGCAGATTGCACTTATCCTTTACAAATGGCATATGTTAATCAAAATAAATTTGATATAAATCAAGTAACCAAAGCATACCATTTTGATGCAACTAAATTTGGTTTATGGTTAAAAAACAATTATTGTAAAAAAATAAAACATATAGTTGATGATATTGTATCTATTGAACAAGATGAAAATGGAATAAAATCATTAAATAAAAAATACAAAGCAGATTTATATATAGACTGCACTGGTTTTAAATCTTTATTACTTAGTAAAACTTTAAAAGAACCATTTGAATCATATAGTGATTTGTTACCAAACGATTCTGCCTGGGCTACTAAAATACAATATAAAGATAAACAAAAAGAATTAGTGCCATACACAAATTGCACTGCCATAGAAAATGGTTGGGTTTGGAATATACCCTTGTGGTCACGAATAGGAACGGGATATGTTTACTCTAGCAAATTTGTAGATGACAACACAGCATTAAAACAATTTAAAAAATATCTTGGTCGAGATAATTTAAATTTTAAAAATATAAAAATGCGTGTCGGTATACATAATAGGTTGTGGGTAAAAAATGTTGTTGCAATAGGGTTGTCTGCTGGGTTTATTGAGCCTTTAGAAAGTAACGGTTTATTCACAGTTCATGAGTTTTTAATAAAATTAATTAGAAATTTACAAAGAAATAAAGTTTCACAGTGGGACAGAGATAATTTTAATTATCAATGTAAACACATGTTTAGAGAATTTGCCGAGTTTGTAGCCATGCATTATGCATTATCACATAGAACAGACACAAAGTATTGGAGACACTGCTTTAATAAATCTTGGGAGGATAAATTAATAAATTTAAAACCCTCTGGTGTTAGTGGTTTTTTAAACGCCGTATGGCAAAGAACACATAATTTTAAATTTAATAATCAAAGAGGATTACACTGCATAGCTTCTGGGATGCACTGGGGGCCTACGGATAAACAATCATTAATAAAAGATGGAGGCATTAATGAAAAAGACTTTAAAAAAGAATTTGAACCGTGTATAAAAAGACTGAATCAAAGAAAAAAAATTTGCGAAAAGCTCGTTAAAGTAAAACCAAGCTTATTTTCAATATTGAAAAAAGCACATAAATAGTACATAATGGAGTATTATGCTACAAAAAATAGGTTTTCAGCCAGGTATTAATAAACAAATCTCAGAGACTACAGCAGAGGGTCAGTGGGTTGATTGTGATAATGTTAGATTTAGGTATGGCACTCCTGAAAAAATAGGGGGATGGAACCAGCTAGGCACTATAAATGAAAATGAACTTACAGGAGCTGGACGTGGTCTTCATCATTTTGTTAATAGTTTAGGTAGAAGATATGCTATCATTGGCACAAATAGAATTTTATATGCTTTTTCTGGTGGTGTATTTTATGACATACATCCAATAAAATCTACGACAACACTTACAAGTGCGTTTACCACGACCAATGGATCAGCAACTATTACAATAACTTTTCCAACGGGTCACGGTATTAATCCTCAAGACATTATTTTGTTAGATAATTTTACATCCATAACTAATTCTAATTTTAGTTCTTCTGATTTCGACGATAAAAAATTTATGGTAACTTCTGTACCTACAACAGAAACAATAACAATTACAATGCCATCAAATGAGACAGGATCCGGCGCAACAACATCAGGTGGGATTAGAGTTCAACATTACTTTCCTGTTGGGTCTGCTGTTCAAGAAAAAGGATTTGGTTGGGGTCTTGGATCTTGGGGAGGAGAGGCTTCTAACCCAGTTACAACAACCTTAAATGGAGCATTGTTGGATGACACAGCAGGAACAGGTGGGTCTGGAACATCAATTGTTTTAGCAGATGCTACTCAGTTTCCAAGTTCAGGAACTAATTTTATTCAAGTAGGTAATGAGGAGATATCTTACACTGGAATCACAAGTGGAACTACACTTACAGGTATAACAAGAGCTGTTAGAAACTCAACTAGATCAGCACACAGTGATGGGGCTACAGTTAAAAATAGCACTGACTATGTTGCATGGGGTGAAGCAGCATCAGGAGATTTAGTTCTTGAACCAGGTATGTGGTCAATAGATAATTTTGGTGACAAAGCAATTTGTTTAATTCATGACAGTTCGGTATTTGAATGGGATTCTTCATTATCAAATGCAACAGATACAAGATGTACGATTATAACAGGAGCGCCAACTGCATCAAGACACATGGTTGTATCTACACCGGATCGTCACTTAGTATTTTATGGAACAGAAACAACAATAGGAAATCCTGCAACACAAGATGATATGTTTATTAGATTCTCTGACCAAGAGGATATAAATACATACACTCCATCCGCAACAAATACAGCTGGTACACAAAGACTAGCTGATGGATCACAAATTAGAGGAGCAATTCGTGGTAGAGATGCGATCTATGTTTGGACTGATACTGCATTATTTACACAACGTTTTGTTGGATCACCTTTTACATTTGCCTTTTCACAAGTAGGAACTAACTGTGGATTAGCAGGTCAGAATGCATGTGTAGAA